AGCCTTTGTATCCACAAGTTCCTTTGTGGCAAGATTACTGATATCTTGGTGCTCGGTCAAGTATCCTTGGGAGTTCACCCAATTCTCTGTGGCGATTGCGGAAGTGGGGATATTCTCCTTCAACGATTCCAAATCCTTTGAAACGGTCTCCACCTCATCCTTTGTGGCAAGATTGCTGATGTCTTGGTGCTCGGTCAGATAACCTTGGTTCCTAACCCACGCCTTCCTCGCATACTTGCTCAAGTCTTGGTGTTCGGTCAAGTATCCTTGCGTCTGAACCCACGCTTCCGTGGCATAGCCTTCCAACGAGGGAATCTCATCCTTGGAAGCATAGTCAGCGGTGTCAGCGCTTGTCAGATATCCTTGCTCCTTCGTCCAATCCTCTGTGGCATAACCGTCCAATGAGGGAATCTCATCCTTGGAAGCGTAGTCCTTCGTATCGGCGCTTGTCAAGAAACCTTGTTCCGCAACCCACTGTTCAGTGGCATACCCATCCAATGATGGAATCTCATCCTTTGTGGCATAGGTCAACGCGGCGTCCACCTTGGTGAGGAACTTGTTGTTCGCCCATCCGTGCGTCCCGAAATCAGAAATCTTTTCCTTCACCCACTCCTCAGTGGCAAGACCGCTCAATGAAGGGATGTTCTCCGCAAGAATCTCATTGGTCACATAATCGTTCTCAATGGCCGAAACCCTATCCGAAAGGGAAGTGATGTCATCGTTAGTGGCAAAGGTGTCGTCAAGTTGGTCAAGGTCCACGGAAATACCGCTCTCGGAAAGGGCAAGTCCGCTTTCATCACCGTTCAGCTTGATGGAGATTTTCTTGTCCTCGTCGATGGAAATGCCATCGCCAGCGGTATAGATATCAATAAGGTCTTGCACGTCAATGTCAAGCTCCTCCGTCGTACCGTCAACCATCACAAGCTCAAGGACAATCTGCTTCGTCTCCTTGTCATACCTCGTAGCCTTGATGAAATCAGCCTTCGGAAGCGTAACAGAAGCAATCTCAGCGTCATCCTTGCCAATCAAGGAAAGGACATTGCCCTCCAATGCCATCTGAAGCTGGGCAAGCAACTCATTCCCTTCCAAGATGGTGATAATCTTGTCCTCGGATGAAACAGACACGCCATAGGTCTTGGAATTGAACTCAACCTCCTCTATGTAGTCATATGAATAGATGTTCATGTTAAGCGTTTGTTTTTACATAAATATCTGAAAAATAAGCGGAATAAAAGATATTTAGCGGAAATATTTTAACTATTAGGGGAATAAGGAATATCTCGCAAAACCACTATTCCAAAACCTAAATTCGTCACCAAGGTCAATTGAAATCCTCTTGTCGCTGCAAATTTCATCGTAATACCACATGCATTCGGGCTTGTTAAAAATCTGAGAAAAATTATGCGAAAATGCGTAATTTTCGATTTCGCTAGATAATTATATACAAATAAGTTTAAAAGATATGATTTACAGAGCCATAAAAATACGTTTATATCCGAATCGAGAGCAGCAAGTGTCGATGAATAAGACGCTTGGTTGCTATCGTTTTGTGTATAACCAAATGTTGGCTCGGAAAATCAACGCGTACGAGGAAGATAAAACAAACTTAGGGCTGTGTGAACTGTCGAAGTTCTTTTATGGTGAACTTCGAAAAGACGAAAACTATACATGGTTAGCGGAACAGAACACTCAAGTAATGAGTCAAGCTATCCAACAGATGCTAAGTGCGTTCAAGAACTTCTTTGAAGGACAAGGATATCCTCGCTTCAAGCGTAAGTCTGATGCACAGACTGCCCACTTCACGTACAAAGCTATTTCAAAAAAGAATACCTTCACAAAGAAAACGATATCCCTTACAACCGCGTTGAAAGACGTTAAGTTCCGTTGCTCGAACAAGATGTTCGAGCGCTTGCGACGATATAAGGATAGTATAAAGAGTGCTACGCTGTCGAAAACCAAGACGTGTAAGTATTACTTGTCCGTCCTCATTGAAATGGAAGAATCGGAACTCACTCGTTTTCAGCACACGGGAAAAAGCGTCGGAATTGACCTCGGCATAAAGGATTTCGTCATCACTTCCGATGGTGAACGCTTCGAGAACAAACATTTCAGCAAGGAGGAGAAGCGCAAGGTGGCGAAGCTGTCTAAGCAGTTATCCAAGAAGCAGAAAGACTCGAAAAACCGAGAGAAGGCACGCTTGAGGCTTGCCAAGGTTTACGAACACATCGCAAATCGCAGAAAGGACTACCTTCATCAAATTGTGAACGCTTTGTTACGCGAGTACGATACCGTGTTCATGGAGGATTTGAACGTAAGCGGCATGCTTAAGAATCACAAGTTGGCCTACGCCGTCCAAGAGCTTGGCTTGTTTGCGTTCAAGTCCTTGCTGAAAGACAAGGCTTCGCTCAACGGAAAAACCGTCTTTGAGATTGACCGCTTCTTTCCGTCAAGCCAACTGTGTAGTCAGTGTGGTTACAGATACCGTAATCTAAAGCTCTCCGAGCGTCAGTGGCACTGTCCGCAGTGTGGCACTGACCTTGACCGAGACGTCAATGCCGCGAGGAATGTCTTGTGTGAAGGTGAAAGATATGTAGGCGCCCGTAGCGCCGAATTAACGCTTGTGGACTACCCTCCCATGGATGAACGTTCTGCCTTGCAGAACCTAAAAAGTGGTGGTAGAATGAAGCAAGAAGCGAAAGACTAAGATTTCTTAGACTTTCGCATACGATATAGTGGTATCCTTCCTTGTGAGGGAACCGTTTATCAATATCTTCTTGCTTCATTTTTTTAATTAATATATAAAAAAGAGGACTCCCCTTTCTGAAAGAGGAGTCCTCCAAACTTTGTTATGGAATAGTAGGTACTATCGATTAGCGAAGTTCGTTGATATCCCAAGTTGTCAAGCCGTCAACCTTGATATGCCCGTAGAAACGGTTGTTAACCATTTTCTTGGAGTACCTGGTGGCGATGCCCCGTATGGGTGCAAAGTTGAACGGATTGTACATTGTGGGTGTCAGTTGCATGGGCACGTACGGAGCGTAGATGTAACCCGTATCCAACAGAGACTTACCCTTGTGACCGATGATGATTGACCAAGAAGGAGAATACGGGTCACGGTAAACTTGGTAGCGAGCGGACAGTGAGCCGACGCGTTCGATACCCATGTTGTATTGGTCGCTTTCAGCGGAAGCGTCCGATACGTGGAAGTATTCCAAGTTGTCGAGCAGTGCCGAGATTTCGGAAGAAACCACGATGAAGTTAGCGCCGCCACGGAGTGTAGACTTGTGGATTTGTGCTGAAATCTGGTTAATCTTCGTCATCAGTTCTTGGTTCCAATCCTTCTGCGTGTAGTTCGTAGAGAAGGCGGCCATACGTCTCCAACCGTTGACGTCCCAACGAGCTTGCCAAGGTGCGCCCTTACGCAAGTCACGCAAGATTTCACGGTCGATTTCGGCTGCGATTTGTTCTGAAAGGATTGCGGTCAGTTCGGCTTCAGCGTCGATGTTGTGGAATGCGCTGACGTCTTGTGCGAGTTCGGGAGACCAAGTAGCCCTCAGCTTCCTTTCCTCTACGGAAACGGTCACAGAGTCCAACTTGAACGAAACCTCACCGATTTCGGTTTCAAGTTCGAGAGAGTCGTACTGTGCCCAAGCGATTTTGAATTCAGCGCCGCTCAGAGATGCAGGAGCCACACCGATGTATCCATCGATTGTCTTGCCTTGAGCCACTGTCGGTTTCGCCAAGTCAAGCTCGATGTACAGATTGCCTTCTGCGTCGCAAGGATTGCTGTACTCAACGATTCCCTTGCCGTACTTTTGGGTAACAACGCGGAAGGGGATGCCTTCACCCTTGACGAATGAGGTTTCACCGTCAACGGCTGCGATGTCTTGCTTGGAGATGACCTTCAAGGAAGCGAGGAACGCTTCGGTATCCATCTCGTTGCCGTCGGGACCCGTCAGCTTGGATGCGTTGTAGCTTGAGAAACCGCTTACCTTAAGGATGAGGTTGCGGATTGTGCCGTCGGCGCTGTTGGTCTTGTAGGTTGCGAGGTCGCCAGTGAAGGGTTGGATGCCGAGCGGAGTCAGAACGACGGGTTCCGCAGTGCCCACCTTGATTGTTACCTTTCCCTTCGAGTTGTCGAACAAGAAGTCGTTGTAGAACAAGTCGTACAGTGACTTTTCGAAATACTTGGTCACTTCGGGACCGTTAACCGTACCGTCATCGTTCTTTACGAGCTCGTTGATGGTTTCGTCGGGAAGGTAGTAGCGTTGCTCCACCTTGCCGTCCTTGTTGCGGTTTGTGCGGTTGTAACCCATCAGACCCTTGTGTGAGCCTTGGTCGCCGTCAGAGATTTCGCCTTCCTCAGCAACGGTCCAATCCCTTTCCGAGGTGACGGGAAGGATGAAGAACAGTTTGCCGACGGGCAGGTTCATCGCTTGTACCGAAACGATGTCGTTTGCCAACAGTTTCGAGAACACACGACGGATGATAGGGAACACCACGGTTTCGAAAGAGCCGCTGTTGTCCGATGCGGTTGCCTCGTAGATAAGGTGCTTTGCCTCATTCTCGTATAGGGTAGCGACGTTTTCCTTGATGCTTCCCTCAAGGCCCTCGGTGAAGCCGAGGTCATCCCAACGCTTTTGGATGTCTTCACGAATCTTTTTCTGCGCGTTGTATTCAATATTACCAACTTGTCCGCTTGTTAAAAATTCTCTCATATTAGTTTATAAAAATTTTTATAAAGTTTCTTTTTTTGTTTTGTTTCGCCTTCAGACGGTTACTTGCAAATCCTATGCATCAAGTCCAAGGTGTCCGTAACATCCTTTGAACGGTAGATAGGCGTTTCGTTAATCATCTTCGAGCCGCTTGCGGTGAACTGTTTCTCCTCTTGGATGTTCATGGGGTTCTTTTTCTTCAGTTCGCTTGACAAGCTTTCATATAGTTTCTTGGCTTCCTCAACCGTCTTGGCCTCTTTTCCGAACCTTTCGATGATTTCTTGCTTCTCCTCCTTGGTGGTGGAGTTCTCTGAAATCAGCTTGATGATGTTCCCAAGGCTCACGTTGGTGACAGCCGCTTCTGAAAGCACTTCCTTGAACTTTCCGAGGGCTTCCTTCAACTGCTCGTTCTCCTTAAGGATTTTGTTGGCCTTATTAAGGAGCTTCTTGCTCTCGTTGGTGGGTTCTTGGGAGGCAGCCGCAGAGTAACGCGGAGTTGGGGTTCCGTTGCGGTGTGTGCCAGCGACGGAAGCGTTGCGTGCCTTTCGTCCGCTTGAGTTGGGGACATGTGACTTGGAGGTGGAGTTCTGTTGTACGAATCCGCCCACGTTTGTGGCTTCCTCGACGGTCTCGTCCTCTTCGTTCACGGTGGGGTCGCCACACTCTTGAACGGGTTTTTCGAAGGGCTTTGACTTACCTTTTCCAGCCCAAGGCTTGGATGAGCCCTTTGGAACGCCAGCATCCCAATCGGATACGTTCTTTCCAGGTTCTGCGTTCGACGGGGTCGACATCACGTCCTTCCTCTGATAATTGTCCGTGTAACCCACGTGCGAGTCGTACTCATTCAGTACCACTTCATAGATTCTAGATTCATTCATACCGTTGAATTCATTTTCTAAATCTCCGTCGGCTTCACTTCCCTCATCAGCCGTTTGGCCATCGCCATTGCCTCCTAGGTCAATCAAATACTCAACGTCGTTTTGGTTGTCTTTAATGTTGACACGGTTGGTGTCTTTGTCCACATTGACAAGGACTTGGTCGTCATCCTTGAGCAATTTGTACACTTTTACGATTTCATCGTCATCCGCTTGCGAGAAGTCATACTCGTCGTCGGAAACCTTGTACTTCTCAAAGTCTCCCCATCCTCCATCTTGTGCGTCATCGGTCGTTACCTCAGCGTCCTCTGCGCCGTCCTCCGTTGTGTCGGGGATGGCGTCTTCCGCGTCGGTGGCATCCTCAGCACCTTCTTCACCTTCGGCGTCAGTGGCATCGGCGTCAGATGCTGTGGCATCTTCGGTGGCGGTGTCGTCAGTCGTGCCGTCGGTTTCGGTCGGCTTTGTGTCTCCAGACTCAGTATCATCCACTTCCTCTACCTCGTAATCGTCTTCGTCCTCTTCTGTCAGAATACGGTTGTATGTGTCACGGACAGCCTCGCCAAGCAGACTGCGGACAGCGTCCGAGGTGTTTTCTTTCATAGAATTAGCAAGTGCTTCATAATCCAAAATGGACTCTTTAACATATTTGCCTCTAATGTCTTTCATTATAAAGAATGAATTTCGTCGTTATTTAGCAATAAATAGTAGGCTAAATGGAAAAAGATAAAAAATTCTATACTTTTTTTCAAGGAAAATGAAAATGTTTTCCATTAGCCCAATATTCTCTTGATTTTATTGATTTTTTCAGTGATAGGGGAGCGTTTCTCTTGCTTTTGCTCGACATAGGCGGAAAGTTCCTCTTGCGATGAACCGATGTAGGCTTGAGGAGTGGATGGATCACTCACCACATCCCAACATATCAGTTCAAAGTCATCCCCGACCATATACGTTCCCATCTTCTGTTCCACGCTTCCCACGCCTCTTGACGAGACTCCTATCTTGTATCCGTTCATCAGCAAGTTGGCCACCGTGTCTCCGAGTGTCGAGCAGATTCCTTGCTCTGCGAATCCCTTCGAGATGTTCAGTTCCATCTGTCCCACGAGTGTGCTTCCCTCCCAATGGAGTTCGGTGATGTTGTGTGACACCCTTCCCAAGTCGATGGTTGACTCTTGTGGATGGTTGCAGTTCTTCGACCAATGTGCCTTTCCGTTGGAGCGTACGTAGAAGGTGTGGTTCTTCACCTCGATGCACATGACCTCTCCGCTGTAGTTCTCCACCGAGAACTCGATGTCTTTCAAGGGTATGGCCTCTTCCTTGGCCAAATACAGTTCATTGTCTTCCGAAGGTTTGTATGATTCTTCCTCCACGTTCACATTGTCAATCTTGGGAATGAAGGAAGTTTCGAACGCCTTGACCCTCTTGTCAAGCAGTTCCTTTGCCGTGTAGAATCCGTTGAAGGTTTTGTCCTCATAGAAGACGGGGAATCCATGGTTGGGTGTGACAATCTCGTCGATGAAATCCCCCTTGAGGCGTATGACTTCCCCTCTGTGAATCTTGCTGATGACTCTCAGCACGGGATTGATTTCAACCAAGTTTGTTTCCGTGTTCAGTGTGAGCACCCTCTCCCCGAACTGAATTTGGTCCAATCTCTTCCAACCTTGTTCCGTGAGCACTTCCACATCGGGCTTGTAGCACTCTCCGAGCGCCCTCTTCTCGTTGATGCGCTCTTGGTACTTGGCCACTTCCCTCTTCAATATATTCTCTGGATAAACTCTTCCGTTCGCATTCTTTATCCCATACTTCTGGAACACAGCATGTACCACGAACGGTCTAGGGCAGTACCACTCGCTAGAATCTTCGATTGACTCCTTGAGCTTTCTGTTATGAGAGTCCGACATCGAGATGTACCCGTCGTTCTCAATCAAGAGCCCCGTGCCAACCTTGTCTTTCTTTATTTCTTGTAATTCTGACTTTCCCATTCGTTATTTTTCAAATATTGTAGTGACAATAAATATCACATTATTGCTTAATTAGCTCGGCTTTGTTGAATTTTCCAAGCTTCAGTTTGAATTTGTTCACCTTTTGCTTCTTGGGGAGCTTGGAAATCTCATCCACGGCGTTCACCCTTGTCTCCTTCATTACGAACTTCCCGTTCCTCTTGATGAACTTGTCCCCGTACTTGTCGAGGAAAAGCTCGTCAATCTCCTTCTTGTCGAGGGAGCTGATGATACCTTTCTCCAACAAGTATTCCAAGACCCTTTCCGTCAACGGATGGTTCACATTCCTTATATACCAATTTACAATCTCTTGCATAGCTTCCTCAACTGCTCCTCCGTTACGTAAACTTTCTTTTTCCCTTCCACGACGCCGTTGCTCGCTTGGTACAATGACTGTTTTCCGCCTTGTATGTATGCGGAAGCCAAGTCGCCTCGGCAATGCACCACGTCAAGGATTTTGTTGATTAGTACCAAGGTGTCCTCAGCGGACATTCCCTCATGGTATTGGCTGATGTATTTTTGGATGGGTTCTATGCCAAAGTCCGAGAAAGCGTCGCTTCCGTCGGGGAGCACCATCCATCCCTCCAACATCCCGTCATCGAACAAGAAATTGTAAGGGTTGTCATACTCTTTCCAAAACGTATGTGATTCCATGTCCACGAAAAGCTGCCTTAAACGGTTGTCATAATTGTACTTTTGGGCCATTCTCTCGTACTGTCGGAACTTTGATTCCAAATCGGCGTTCCTTTCCATCTCGTCCTTCTTCGCCTCGTAATCGTCCACCTCGTCTTGGTTCATGAATAAGTCGTATTGGCCGTTTGGATGGATTCCGTTCTCCTCGTAGAGGCTGTTTGACTTGTTGATGAGATGAAGGAACTCTTCCTCGGAAATGCGGATTCTTACGGTATCACCGTCAAAGGAATAGGCATCCTCGTCACCGTCGCACAATTCTTGAAGGAAATCCTCGAATTCTTGTGACGGGAAATATTGGCTGTGGCCAGCGATATCGGTGTTCGCCTTCAAGATAGCCGTGTTCTTCATTATTATACCCATCCATTGGTAAATGTACTTTGTCGGGAACTTGTCAAGTCTTCCGAATCTTGTAAATTCCGACAAAGCCTTCTGATACATGGAAGGGTTAATTAACGGTGTCCAACTTTGTTTTTCTCCTCTCGTCTCCAAGAATTGGCGAAACACATACGACGGGTCATACTTGTCCAAGTACTCATAGTAAATGTGCTCGGAATATCCTTCACCTTCCTTCAGTACGGTTTGAATCGCTTCCTTGATAATATGATGCAGCTTTCTATCATTCATCTAACAAAACAGTTGATTTGCCTATAAATATAAAAAGAAAGGGAAAATCAATCAAGATTTTCCCTTTGACACTGCGAAATTCAATTCTTCCAATGTACCGACCAATGTGCCGAGTATTCCGTTGAACGATTCCTTGATGGGATTCTCCATTTCCTTGATGGGAAGCGGAGTGCCTTTCTGTCTGAGATACACATCGAAACAGAGCAAGCTGTTCTTTCCTTGTTTCAATGCGTTCTCCTTGGCATTGAACTCACAGATGCAATCCGTGGAGAAATGCGGCGAGGAGGCGAGCATGGACTTGAGGCTTCGGTTGAAACGAGACTCGATGGTACGTCCAGCGTTCTTGAAGTCGATTTTGTCCTTCGGCTTAATCCAAGCCTTTCCCTTCACATAGAACGCCAATGCGCTCTTTGAGTCCGTCGTTCCGTAAATTGTGTTCACAGAGCCGTTGATGTCCAACGGAATTTCCCTATATCCTTGTCTTTTCATATACCGTGTGCGAGCGCTTCTTTTTGTTTCATAGCGCATTCATATATAATATATGGAAAAAACTTTTCCGTCAAGGGTATTTTATTAACTTTTTTTTCACTCAAGCACTACAACCTTACCGTTTCCTAAGTCGCTCACGTTGAAAAGCCCAAGATACTTTCCTGTATTTCTATCGTGGAAGTATACGTGTGCGTCCTTTGGGAACTGCTGCAACATTTGGATGAGCTTCAGAACGGGCATATTCCCTTGTATGCCATACTGTTCTTCCAATGCCCTCATCACGCCTTCCTTAATCACTTTTCTCAGCTGCTGTTCGGTCAGCTTGTATTTCCCGTTGCTATTCTTTTTCATTATGGTTCCCTCCTTTTTCTTTAGCTGTTGATAATGTCACGGATTTCAAGAAGTTTTGCAACGTCTTGAACCAATGTCTCCTTGCAGAACACTCTTTCCTCAATTTGAGACTTCAAGGAATTCAACCCCTCTCTCTCGCTCTCGTCCTTTGACTCGTCGATGAGTTTGTTGATGGAGTTCAAGCATTCCGACTTCAGCTTGTTGAACAAGCCGCTCTGCTTCGATTCGTTGGCGGATGCCTTCGCGTCAATGATTGTCTTCACGAAGTCCCTCTCGTCCTCATTGAGGCTATTTTTGTACTTTTTCTCAAATTCACCAATCAAGTTGAACACATTCTTCTTTCCCTCTGACACGTTCTGCTTTGAGTTCTTCACGTGAGAAACAAGAATGTCCACATTTTCGTTAATCTTATCAAGGTTCGTCAGTTTCTTCTCGTTCTTGAATAGATAGTCACATGCGTTGAAGAATGAAAGGTTCTCTTCGGAGATGAAGTCCGAAGGGCGAAGCTTGTACTTCTTCACGACGTCAGCCAACTTCTTGTTCGATTCCTTCAGCTCCTTGGCCGTTCCCACGTTCTTGTGCAACAGTTCGAGCGACTCGTTGATGTATCCTTTCACATCACCATCCTTTCCGCATTTTTCCAATGCCTTGTAGAACTGCGCTTGCGACTTCAAGTTTCTGTCCTCCTTGATGGTCTTGATGAACTCCTTGAGCGCCTTTTTGTTCTTCTTGAACACAGTGGGAAGGACATCCTCGAAAATGTAGTTCGACATTCCGAAATTCACGCACTCATAGGTGAGAGATACCGTATTCTTGTATTCCTCATAAATCTCATTGGCTATTTGCATGTCTCTGTCAAACTCATCAAAGTCATTCTTGGAGAAGGCCTCAGAAGCCTTCAATATGGCGTCTCGCCACTTTTCCATATATTGATTGTCCTCATTCATTGTGAGTAAAGTAAATTTCTATACCGATAAATAGTTTGTTGAAAATAAAAATGGCCGAACAACTTCTAAAAATTGCTCGGCCACCTATCTTTGTCAATCCTTGATGACGTCAATCGACTTAATCATGGAATCTATCTCCTCGTTGATTAGAAGCGCCTTGTCACAGACATTCGCCCTCTCGAATACGGATTCGTCTTGTCTCTTGAAACGCTCCAAGAAGAACTTGTCAATGGGCATATTCTTGCTCTCGACGGTCTGCCTTTTCTTCCTTCCCCTCTTGGAATGTCCTTCCGTGATGAGCTTCTCTCTCTTGCGTTTCTTGGACTCGTTCTGACTGTTATCTTGAGGCTCACTGCCACTGATTGGAATCTCACTCTCCTCTCCGCTGATGTCTCCATTCTCGTCAGCTCCGACGTTTCCGAGATTGTCCACGTCGTCACCTTCCTCGCCTCCTTCAAGGGACGGTGGCATGGACTCGTCTCCGAATCCTCCGAGGCCTCCGCCTCCACCGCCTCCGCCCATTCCGCCTTCTTGGTCTGTGGGCGCTCCTTGGTCCTCTTGATACTCCGCTCCTGGCTCTCCGTATATCCTATCCACCGTATCGAAGATTCCCGTCTTCTTGATGATTTGTGAAGTTTTTTCAAGCTCTGCGGCGATGGCTCTCTCAAGTCTGATTTCCTCCAAGTTGTTCTGAATGTCCTTGTCGCTCCACTTCATGATTTCCTTGAGGGCACGGGAAAGTGACATGATGGGGATGCCACCTCCTGGGTCTGTCACCGCATCTCTCACCGCTTGTATCTTCTTCGCCGTATTGTCAATCTGCAACTGCTCCGCTTGTGTCGAAGGATTGTTCATCGACAGTTGGAAATTCGTCAGCTCGTCTGTGAATCCCAACATATACAAGTGAATGCAAGCAATCTTTGTCAATTCCATCAAGAAGGCTTGTTGGATTCTGTTCACCGTTCTTGTAAACCTCACATCCATCAAGGCCAAGTTCTTTCCGTCTCCCGTGGTTTCCTCGAAATTAAGGAATGTCCTCGGAATTCTCAATGCGGCCAACACCTTGTTCTGCACGAACTTGATATCATCCATGGCTGTCAAGTTTTGGGCAGGAGCCAATGTGTCAATCGGGTTCGGAGCGTTCTCGCTTCTTACGGGAATGAAGATATCTTGGTCAACACAGTTGCTTACAAAGATACCCCTCTGACTCCAACTGCCATCCTCCTCAAATGAACGGATTGCGAAGTTATGCCTATCTTCCTCTCCGTTCTCTCCTACAACAGTCATACAGTAGACGTCATCACCATCCACGACTTCCGTCGAGTTGACAATGATACCCCAAATGATTCTTTCCCCTAAGTCTTCCTTGCCAAATGCATCATAAGGAATAATGGAATCTCCGCTTACAAGCTCATCAGCTCGTTTCTTCTTTCCTCCTTCCAATATCACTTCGTGCTCAGCGGCCATCAAACAGTGTGTGGAGTCTCCAAGATTGATACGCACCAACTTTTCAGCGGTATAGTTCTTTCCACACCATATCACCTTACCCTTTACAAGTGTTCCCGTCTTATCTTGGATTGAGTAGACATAATTTTCCTTACCCTCTTGGAATTCTTTCGCAAGTTCTTCGATGGTAATCGTCCTTCCATCCATTAGGGGAATCGGCGTGTTTTTATGTACGGGAAGTATGTTCTTCCTCAAGTCCACTTGCCCCGTCATTGGGTCGATGATTGGAGTCCTCTTGAAGTTGTTGGCAATTTCCTCCACGTATGTCTTTACGTCAGCGTCGTCAATGGCGCCCACATAAATCTTGTATACCCTTCGCTCGATTGAGCGTTCAAGACGATAGATGAGCATCATGTCCTCCATCAAGGAAAGCATCCTCCAATGCCTTCTCGCCGCGTTCAACGCAGAAACGCCATAAGGCAAGTACATGGAGTTGTTCAACAGTCTGAAGTGTCCAATCTGCCAATTTCTGAACGCCACTTGCGTGCTTCTCTCATCGTTCCACACGAACTTTGTGGAGAGGTCGGGATTTCCGTCCGCTGTCTTTGACACACCGATTCCGAATTGGTTTTCCACTCCGTTCTCAAGCCTTTCCACATTGAAGACTGGAAGTTGCCTCCATCCCGTGATTCCAAGCTTTCTGTCAATGTTCAAGAGCATGAAGTGGTTTCCGTACTTGCACATCCCTCGGATAATCATGGGGGCTGTAATCTGAATGTCCAATCGGTTCGTGAACAGCTCTTCCAAGACACTCTTGATTCGGTCAGACTGAGAATACACGTGTACGACTTGGTTCGTACCTCCGTCCGTCACGGTGGATTCCTCCATCATGATGTCAAGGGCAGCTCCGATTTCGGGAAACGAGTCCATCAAGTCAGCGTCCCTATACATCAGCTTGACGTTGTTCAATCCCGTGAACGCTTGCACCGACAAGTCCACATTGGCCTTCTGCCATCTGTTGCTCAAGTACTTGTTCTGCTGCAACTCAAGCTTCGTCTTCATGTAGTCAGTCTTGTCTTGCGTCTTATACAGAACGCTCCCTTCAGCGGAAGGAGACAGCAAGTCGGAACTCTTTTCCACAGTTCCGCTCATGTCCCAATTTCCGCTGATGGCCTTGTCAAGATTCTGAAATACTGTAAATATTTTATTTGCCATGTCGCAATTCTAATTCATTATTATATTAATATATAGTTCGTTCCACTTTTTTCAATGGTTTATACCTCAAAACATATTCGTGTACAGCCACATGAAATTTCCGTTCACCTTGCTTGAGTTGAGTGTCCTTCTGTTGTAGAAAGGAAGAGCCCTTTCCTTTGGCCTCATGTCAATTGTCATGTTCGGATTGTACCTTTCTGAATCTTCCTTCGGCTGAATGTTCGAACCCGTCATATAGGCGGAAAGGATGGCCGCATCCTTGTTCTTCACGGATTGAAGCTTGCTCATTGAATAACGCATCACAAAGAGCGCCATGGCAAGGCATGTGATGGAGTCGTCGTGCGCTCCCGTCATGTGGTCCATACGTCCCGTGTCACCCTTGAAAATCCATGTCTCAAGCTCGTTGATTACTCGGACGGAGCGAATCTTGAACTCGTTGGAACGGACCATACCAGCGAAATTGGAAAGGACGGGATAACGGTTTCCTTGGAAGTGAAAACCTGGCAATTTGTCTTGGAAGCTATCAAACAGTGGCTTCGATGACTGCTGCACCGTATACGTTTTCTGTGCATTGTCCTCATAGTACAGATTCGTATATCCCAATCTGATAAGTGTCAAGATACACGCGTCACCGATACCTCCCGTGGTATCCACGACGATGAACGCCTCGTTGTACATCTTGGCATAGTTGTAGGCAAGCTGCCCGATTTCGTCACCGACACGCTTTCCAAGGTACTCGGCCACTTGCTCGACGATGGGAAGTCCGTTGTCGTCACGTCCGTCCATGTCGATGACCTCGATGGCGGTTCGGTCGCCAGCGTCACCACGGGAAGGGTCGATTGACAAGACGTACTTGTGACCGTTCATGGGAGGTTTCCAAAACCACATCTCCTTCGCCATGGGGTCAGACATGTTCTCAAGAGGCTCCCTCACATTCAATGTGTTCTGCATCTCAATCGCATCGGGAGCGACCACGTTGTTCGCAGAACCCATGAACGACACATCCAACTCTTGGGCGATTTTCATCGAGTCATTGTTGAAGGACTTGCACATGTCCACATACCACGGAGAGGTGGGATGCCAACCGTCTTGCTCAAGATTCCTCCACTTTTCCTCGTCATACTTCACGGTTCCCGTCTTGTCAAGCACATCCTCCACAATCCACTCCGTCTCGTTCGTGTCCTTGTTCTTCTTGTACCAAGAAAGATTCTTGTTGTAACGCAAGTCTTGATACCACTTGAACTCTACCGCATTGTAGTTGTTCTCCTTGGCAATGGCTTGCTTGTACGTATTGTAATAAAGCTCGTCCTTGCCATTCGGAGTGGACACCATGATAATCTTGGAATTGGGCACTGAAGCCGTAGCTGCCACAGCGGAAGAATACACTGCAAGACCGTCCTCAATAAAGGCAGCCTCATCGAAAATAAGGATGGAGACCGCTGAAATACCACGGGCAGCATTGGGACCACTTGAACGGGCATAAACTGAACTTCCGTTGAACAGAACAAGCTCGGCCTTTGAGTTCTTGATGAAGATATCCCGTTTGTTCTTATCTGACTTGGGGTCAAGGGAGAAAAACTCATCACCCCAAAACCAACGGGGAACTTGCATGAGGAAATCACGTATCTTGGTGATAAGCTGTTGGGAAAGGTCAAGTTTGTTGCCGATGCAAAGGATGGTTTCGGGAGATTCGGGAGAGGCGTAGGCCATTTGACCTGCGACCCATGCTGAGGTGATAGTGGTTACACCGCACTGACGATGCTTTACCGCAACCGACGCCTTGTTCTCCGCAATGCTCTTCAAGAACACCTTCTGTCTCGGAAACAGCACGAACGGTGTCAGTCTTCCCTTCGCTGCATTGAACGTCGACAAGTATTTCTCAATGAAAAAGATTCTCGTCTTGTCCGTATAACCTTTTACATAATCTTCTTGAATCTGTTGTAAGTCTAACATAAAATATCTGATTTAAGGAGCTTGGCCAATTCTTCCTCGTCCGTAATCACTTCATCCTTGTATCTTTCGTTGGAAAAATATGCCAAGCGTATGTTATGTTCTTCTAAAAGTTTCTTCTTGCTATTGTCCAAATCTAATATATGCCGAAATTGGTCGTTTGCCCACTCCTCTCCTTTTCCCTTGAAATCCGTTGGTTTGTAGTGCTGTTCTCCTTGGCACTCGATTGCCAAACTGAGAGAGGGAATGTAAAAGTCCAAGGACTGTTTTCCTAACCAGTCGAATCTCTTCTGTGATTCATATTGAATACCGTTGTTTTCTAACACATTTTCCACTCTTCTTTCAAGCTTGGATGCATTGCAGTGTGGGCATCCTTGCCCCAACAAATGCATTCTTGCCTCTTGATAGAATTCCCCATGCAACGGACAAATGATTCTTAACTTTGAATGGGTTCCATTGTATGTGGATTCGTCGTATTCATATTTATCACTGTGCACTTTAACAGCTTCGGAGAGGAATTCCTTAAACGGTAATTTTCTTTCCTCTCCGAATTTCTGATATTGGCATTTCTTGCATCCATAGCCACTGTACAAGTGTCCGTATCCTCTCAAGGTGAAATATCCATGGTCTTTTCCGTCCTTATCCTTCTCATGGCAGTAGATGGTAATGAAGTCGTTGACCGTGTTGAACTTGGTTTCGGAATAATCGTATTCCTTTCCCTCATGAACCTTCTTGCAACGCTCGATGAAGGTTTCTCTGCTCATTGGCTTTTTCATCAGAGTATGTTATCTGCACGCATTTTATCATAGTATTGAACTATCCGAGCTGTCATTTCATTGAACGAGGACACAAACTTCGTCCGTTGAAGGGATTCCGTTTGCAAATTTGCCTTATACTTGGCTAAAAACTTATCGGCTTGGCTATATGAATCGAACCATACGTCACTGATAAGCTTGCCTTCTGTGTCGATGAAATTCAGTTTCTCGTTCAACTTAACTTCCGCAAAACCGTCTTCAAAATCCCAAGCTCCATCAAACATTGTATCACTGATAAGCTTGCCATTTGTGTTGATGTAATTCCATTCGCTGTCAATTCTCACCTTTGCGAAACCTTCTTGGAAGTCGACAATAAAGTCAAACCATGTATCGCTGACAAGTTTTCCTTCTGTATTGATAACATTATATTGCCATTTAAGCTTAACGCCCGCCAAGCCGTTGTTGAAATAGGTTGCATCGTCAAACCATATTTCACTGATATATTGACCGTCTGTGTTGATGAAATTGGTTTTGCCATTCAGCACTATCTTCGAAAGACCGTCGTGAAAGTTAGACACTTGATTGAACCATGTATCGCTTAATAGCTGACCATCTGTTTTGAGGAAATTCCATCTTCCGTGCTTGCTAACAATTGCGAAACCGTCTTTGAAATTTTCGACATATCCAAACCATCTGTCACAAAGAATTTGCCCATTACGGTTGATGTAATTGTAATCTTTATCGATACCAACCCATGATAAACCGTTGTGAAAACCGCCTTCGTTGTCAAACCATGTGTCACTGATGAGATTGCCTTCTGTGTCGATGAAATTCCATTTAACGTCTATGGAAACCGAAGCAAGTCCTTCACTGAAAGATTCAACATAATCGAACCATGTATCTGACAGATATTCTCCGTCTATGTCTACAAAATTAGATTTCCATTCGTTGTTTATCACTTTGGCAAAGCCGTTAATGAATTTGCCAGTCGCTTCGAAGAATTAAACATAGTCAAAAGTAGTCATACTACTTTTTGGCTACATTCACTCCTTGCAATCTCTTGCAAGTTCCTTCGAAACGACAACAGTGCTTCTTTTACCCTTTCTCTGTGGAGATTCTTTGGCTCATAAGCACCATTGTCAAGTTGTTTTAAGAGCACAGTACGTAACACGGTTACGTCCACTCTATTCCTTATATTAATCGCAGCGTTGAGGTCTGCATTATCTTTATGACCGCACTCAACGCATTCAAATGTCTCTTGGTTCGGTCTGTTTCCATCGTCAATACAGCCACAAAGCGGACACATCTTGGATGTGTAACTCGCATGTACGGTGGACACCGCAATGTCATACTTTCTAGCAATGTGTTCTACTTCTTGTTTTAGACTACTCAAACCAAGGAACTTAACCTTGCGGTTGTAGTTGATGTCTGAGTTATCTCCATCTTTAACATAACATTTGCCAAAGCCATTATCCAAATCCTCCATCACAATATGGTTGTATCCTTGTGACTTTAACTCTTTGCACATATGAGCAATAAGCTGTTGTTCGAATTTAACCATCTTGTTTTTCAGCGTGTCAAGCTTCCTCTGTTTGCGTTTGCCAACCGAATAACGCTTGTCTTCTTTGAGTTTATCTATTTCGGTAGATAACTTACAGAAATCATTGACAAGCTTTCGATTATAGTCATAGGTTGTTCGGTTTGACAAACTGAACAAGTTATGTTTGCAATTCACATCAATGCCTACAGTGTTATTACCAGCTTGCGGTAGGTATCTTTCGCCATTTTTGCATATATGTATATTAACTTGGTGTTCCTTCTCGTTGAAAGTTAATGTATATTCATAGCTTTTGCTATCATTATAGTAATCATTCATATTTCCATGCCAGTTCTTATTAAACTTGACAGGTATGTAAAATGACTTTCTATCAAATCCAGACAAGCTTATGAATGCGTTAATTTTTGAGCCAAACTTGTGGTTATAGTCAATAATTCTTGTTTTCCTACATCTTCCACGAAAAGTCAAAGACTTAAATTCTATTGGATGTTCACCATAGTGTTTGATAATCCGTTCTCGTTTAGAGAGAGCGAGTCTGTATAAGCGTTCAAACCCATACTTACGACAACAATTAAGGATGTTTAAGTAGAACGATTTCTTCTTCTTATCACAAGATGCAATTTGCTTGTTGATATAGTCAATCGTATTATCATTTCCATATCTTGCGAGATAGGTAAGGCAATTAGAAAGCAAGGTCTGTTTCCTTTCGACGATTATCTTTTTGAAATCTCCTTTATTATGGTTCTTTGTCTTACGTTTATAAACGTCATAACCTTTGTAGGTAACGGCTTCAAATTTCAATCTCCTTTGAACAGCATCGAATTTGTTTTGATAGGATATGAGTACTTCAGTATATAACTGACCATCAAATGAACTTGGAATACGCCCTTTATACAATTCTCTCATTTCCTTCATGAAGGCGAAATTATTATATTCGAGATAATGCAAGAGGTTGCTATTGACGTATTTAGAAACAGTGTTTTTATGGTTACGAATAAGCACAGCAAAGTCATACAACTCGTTATATTTCAAACGAGTCATGTCATTCGACTTGAATGTCTTTGTGTACTTACTCTGTATTAACATCTTATTTGTCTTTTTGCGTTTTTTATCACTTTTATACATAAATACGTATAAAGTGATAAAATATGAGTATTTTTGAATATTTTTAATGCTGTATGAGCGTCGCCTTGATTCCGATAGGACGCTTGAAGTGTCCAATCACTTCCTCCACCTTGATGTTCGGCTCCGTGTCGAGCCTTTTGAAGATGCTGATAACCTCTTCTCTGTTCAGCATTCTTCCGTATCCGCAGTACAAGTTTCCGTACAGTTCTACGAATCTTCTGTGAATTTTGTATCCGAGTCCGAGATGTTGGTACTCCTCGTTGATGATGGTATGCACTTGGAGTAAGTCCCTATTGATGACGAATCTCGGTTCCGCCTTGAAGTCACAGATTGACAATGGAAGTTCTATTCCCTTGATGACCACGTGCATTTGGAACTGCATGTCGTTGATTTGTTCATCCCTAAAGTCCAAGTCATCCCTTCCCTCGCAAGTTTGGATAAGCCTTCTCCAATTAACGGGAGGAGATGGAGGCGTGTCATCGTCCTCTTCAATCATGGAACCTTCAATCTCTCCGTCAGACATGTACTCGTCCTCGATGACGTCATCCTCTTTGCTTTTCATGGTGATTGTCTTCTCGATGTTATCCATCT